TACGCGAGGAGCTCCTGCTCCGTCTTCTCGAACTTCTCCGAGGAGATGGTGAAGAAGGGGACCTCGACGCGGGCCGCCCGGATGAAACGGGCAGTCGGCTGACCACGGAAGGTGATCGTCATCGCGCGGGACTGCGGCTCGATGTCGACGATCTTCACGAGGGTGTCGTGGTTGACCGAGCGCTGGCAGTCAGTGCGAGTCACCGGCTCCGGCGGCTGGATCTTGTCCACGAAGCAGACTTCACGGAGACGGTCTCGGATGTAGACCGAACCGACCTCGGCAAGCTTCTCCTTGCCCTCCGAGGTGTTCAGCTTCGAGCTGAACATGTCATTCAGAACCTGGGCTGGAACGCTCATTGCTCTTCTCCTTCGTCTACGGGTTCGCTTTCGCGTCCCAGTTGCTCAGATGGTGATCTGGAAGGCACCCTGGTGGATGAAGCGCACCTTGCCACCACCCGGCAGACGCGTCACGACGCCCTGCACAAAGTGCTGGCCGGAGCCCGCGGCCTTGAGGAGACCACGCTTGGTGAGACCGCCAATGGTCACATCACCGACCACCAGGAAGTTGCCCACCGCAAGACCCGAGGTGTTGACGATGGTCGTCTCGGCCTCGTAGTCGTTCAGGAACAGCAGGGTCGCCTTGCCGATAGCCTGCGTGTCGTACTGACCACGCAGTGAGAAGACCGGCCACGACATCGAGGCGGCTTCACCCGTACCGCGCTTGGCGGTATACGAAGCGGAGTCGATCTCGAGCCACTCGCCATCGACCAGCGGGTTGGTGGCAGTCGGGTTGAGGATGGTCGTATCGGTCAGCGTGAAGTCACGGCGGTGGACCGGCATGACCTCGGAGATCAAGTTCAGGTTCGGAGGAAGGCTCATCTTCGTTCTCCTGTCGTCGTGAAGTCGGGGTTACTCGAGGATGGCAATCTCGAACGCGCTCTTCGCATCCGATGCGTTCCCCGGGTTGTCGGAGAGCGAAGCCAGCTTGATTTGGGGTGCGGACATGCCGACCGCCTCCTCGATCACATCGAGGTTCTTGTCGGAGCTCATGAGGCCATCGACCTTCTGAGCGTATGTAGTATCGGGGTCGAGGCCCTTGGCCTCCAGCTGCGATGCGATCTTCTCCGCCCTTTCGCGGCGTTGATAGAAGGCCAGCTTCTCCTGCTGCTCTTCGATCATCACCGCTTGGGACTCGATCTTCTGCTGCTGAGCGCGAAGGGTCGGACCGACCTGTCCCAGGATCTGGCTCGCCTGCTCGCTGGAAATCTTCTGCATGCTCATGATCGTCTCCTGGTCCTTCGCCGTCTCAGACCTGTGCTTCCCCGTGGTGCCCACCCTTGGCGGACATCATCGCCGCCTTGAGCTTGCACACCCGGCACTCACCCGTGTTTCCGCAAGTGCAGCCGTCATGGCCCTCACCTGCTTCTGCCATCGGATTCATACCGCCGCCGCCCATTCCGCCCATGTTGGCCAACTTCGCCTTCATGGTGCAGAACTGGCACTCGCCCTTCGAGTTGCACGTGCAACCGCCACTAGCGATCTTCTGCAGCCGCGCCTGCACTCCCGCGATCTTCACACCGGCCTTACCGGTATTCCGCAGGTTCTCTTGGAGCTTGCTGTCGTGCTTTTCCGAGAACGCCGGCTGGTCGAGAACCTCCTTGAGAGGGGCGACCACCTTCTTCTTGGCGTCTCGCTTGGTGTAATTGATGGCAGCCGAATTCGAACCAACGAGGCTCGTTCCCGAGTTGCCATCCTGGTCGTTGGCGGCTGTGCCACCCTGCGTGGGCGACTCTTCGCCAGCCTTCATCGTCCGCAGCTGACCTTTGCCAGCGAGCGGTGACGTGGTGCCACCGCCCTCGATGTGCGCCTTCATCACATCCTCGCCAGCCAACTTCATGAGGATGTGCGCTTTGGCGGCTTCCGCCGGAGTAGACGAAGCTGCCTTCAAGAACTGATGCATGCCCAGGGCACCACCAGCTGCGCCCAGGCCGCCCGCTGCGAGACCACCCTTGAGCGCGCCGCCCATGCGGTGACCCGGAGCGGCACTGGCAGCTCCACCGACGGCGCCTGGGATAGCAGCACCAGCGCCCAGAGCAGCGGCCGTAGCCTTCGGGTGACTGGCGAGACCCTTGCCGATGGCGCCAATTGCTCGCTGTCCCATAGACGTGATGGCATTGGCTGTCTTCTCGGTCGCGCCATTCTTTCCATGGTCATGGGCGCCCGAGGGACCAGCAACGAGCGGACCCTTCTTCGGATACTCGGTGTGTGGGACCGAGCCGTGGTTGTTGCCCGGCGCCTCATGATAGTTGTTATCGAGCATGGTCTTTCCGTCATGTGGAACGCCAGGACCATGCTCGAGCGACTTGTGGTGCTCATCCTCGGCCTGCTCGCCCTTGGCCTTGTCCTTCTTGTACGGCTGACGGCCACCCACTGCCTGGGTAGTCTGCAGAGCACCAGCGGTTGAAACTGGGCTCGGCACTGACTTGCCTCCAGCTGAGCCCCCACCGGCACCTGGCTTTGTCGCCAGCTTGGCCATAGCAGTGGCGATGGGGCCAGGAGCCGCAATCTCATGGATGTGACCAGCGAGGAAATCGACCGCCGATGCCAGCTTCTCCACGTGCTCGCTCGAGCAGAGCTCGGCACCTGCCATCTTCGTGCAGGCGTCCTTTTCTTCCTTCTCCTCTTTGGGAGAGGGAATGTGCCCGTGCTCCTCCTTCTCGTACGCCAGGAGATTCTTCACCTTCTTGGGCTCTTCATGCGGAGCCTCTGCGGCGAGCTTCGCGTTCGCCATCTTAATGGCGCCCGCGATCATGTCCTGGAGAGGAAGATTCGACATTTCTCGTGCTCCTGTCAGGTTCTGACCTGGGGCGCACCCGCGGTCGGTTGAGCTCCCTGCGATGGCGACATCGAGGGGAGGGTCTTCGGTTGGGAGTACGCCGTAATGTTCTTCTTGATGCCCATCGTCGGCTTTGGACTCGTCGTCTTCATCTGAGTTAGAGCCGTCTCCGGCGCTGGCAGGAGTCCCGCACGCTTCTCGAGGATGCTCTTCATCTCGCTACAGAAGCCGCCTACCAAGGCCGAGCTCAGGCCCGCCGTCTTGGACTTGGGAGCCGCCTTCTGCTTCTTTCCAAATGCCTCTTCATGGGCGCCGACAAGCTCAGGGAAGTGCTGCTCCGCAAGTTCTTTGGAGATGATGTGGACCTCTCCTGCGTGATGGAACTCGAACTTCCCACCAGGCAGAGGAATCAACATCGTCCCTGATGCTGTCTTCGGAGACGCCTTCTGCTCATCGTCGCCCGGCGTCGGATACTTCTCATGCGCCTCATGACGCCCTTTTGCCGTGCCGTAGCTTTTGGGGGAGTGCCCGGTCGCGTGCGACTGCTGAGTGGCGATGGCCCACGACTCACCTTCGGGCATGGAGGGATTCTCCGCCCTGATGTGTGCCGCTCGATCGTGGATCCACTGAGGCAATTTTCTCTCCTCAAGAGGTAAGCCGAGGCGAGAGGGACAATTCCCTCCCGCCTCGAGCACTACCTGAGACCTCAGACGATGTTCCACCCCAAGTTGCGGAGGATCTGATGCGCCCGCTTCTCGATGACACCACCGAGGGCGACCTGCGCATCAGCCTGTGGGGCGCCACCAGGAGCCGCCGCGACAGTCGGCTGCTGCGGCATCTGATTGGTGGGCTGCCCCGTGGCCGGATCGATGCCATTGGCCGACAGGATGTTGGCGGCCTGCTGCATAGCCGCCTTCTCGATGACGCCGATGGTCGCTTCCTTGGCCATGTGGTGTCCGGCGGCGTAGCCAGCACCGAGACCTGCCGCACCGGCGGCGCCCGCACCATATGCGCCACGGTGGTTGCTGACATGCTGGGCGGCAGCGCCCACGTGGTGTAGCGGGTGCGACGACTGGGGGTGCATACGAGCCTTCAGGTGCCCGCCGATCTGCTGGGCCTTGCCCTTGACGGCGCCGGCGGCCTGATTGACGTGATGGCGAGCGATGCCCATCGCATTGGCCGGACCCAACTTGGCAGCGGCGATCTTCTCGGACTCAGCATTGAAGGCATGCGCCATCACGCGGCCGAGCAAGTCAGCCTCCTCGAACTTGGCGCTCGCCTCGGCAACCTTGGCCATCTCAGCGGCCTGGGGATCTCCGCCACCGCCCTGCATCTGCTCGACGATCTGCATGATCGCCTGGGCTTCTTGGAGCATGGCCGGATCGACCTGCTGCCCAGCCTGAGCCGCCTCGAGGATCTGCTGAGCCTGCTGCACGTGCTCGTCCGTGAGCTGCGACGGATCGATCTCACCGCCCGGTTCCATGCCTGGCTGCTGACCCATCCCAGGCTGCTGCATCTGCTGCTGGCCGGGGACTCCACCCTGCTGACCGCCCAGAACTTCCTGGCCCAGCGACTCGACCTGCTCCGGCGAGAGCTGCGACAGATCGATGCCCTCTTGCTGAGCCATCTGCTGCGCCATCTCGGCCTGAGCGATCTTCTCGATGTCGTCTGGAGCCGCCGCGCCGCCCGTACCGTAAACTCGTGCCAGCCACTCGTCCATAGTCATTCCCTTTCTGCTCGTCCGCTGCGGTCCGTCTTCGAGGTGGTGCCCACCTCTAGGACAACGCCTCGGTGAGTGCGCCCGTCTGGGCGAGAGACGCCCTCACTCCCGCATCTGCGAGGTGGAGGTCCCGGTTCTCGTAGTACGCCCCAGTCAGGTATGCGAGCGAGTCGGGGCTGAACACGCTCGAGCTGGCCGTCTTGCTGACCCCACCGGCGAAGGCCTGGGCCATGCCGCCACCGAAGAGTTCGGAGGCAAGCTGGGGGTCAGAGACGAGGTACTTCTCGATTGCGGCGGCCTTCTTGACGATGTTGCGGCGGTAACCGTTGTAGGCGGCTGCGAGCTTGCGGAAAAGGGGTTCTTTGGTTGAGGCGGCCTTTTCCTTGTTCTTCAGACGCGGGTCAGTCCGTCGTTCCTTGAGCCGCTCCATCCGACGCGAGAGAGGCGTGGTGGCTACCGAGCGGTCTCCCACCAACCCCATCGCCTGGAGAAGTTCTTTTAGAAGATGGTTGATGCGATCGGGAGAGACATCTAGCGACTCATCGACTTCGGAGGAAGGTCCGAAGACCTCCCCTTTCTGATCGAGCTCA